AATAAAATTGGAAGAATAGCGCTGCCTGATCTTCCTAAAATTGTTTTACCGGAAATTCCTTCTCTTAGAATTGTCGACGCGGCGGGTGAGATTGTAGATAATATAAAATTAAAACTGCCTAAGCTTCCTAAGTTTTCTTTACTGACTTTTCTAGGTGATGTTTATAATGCAGGTGAACCTATTAAATTAAAATTACCAGAACTTCCTAAGTTTTCATTTGCTAGTTTTCTAGGGGATGTTTATAATGCAGGTGAACCTATTAAATTAAAATTACCAGAACTTCCTAAGTTTTCATTTGACACAGACTTATTAAAAAGCTTTAAAATAAAATTACCAGAACTTCCAAATATTAATATTTTACCCGAAAACTTTTCGTTTATTGACAAGTTAAAAGGTATATTAGGAAATTTTCCTGATGGAGCGACAGATGTAGCTGGTAAAGGTATTCTTGGATTCATTGGCTCTGCGGCTAAAGTGTTAGAGCCAGTGCTAAAACCAATTAAATTTATAATGAGAACAGTTCTTCGTCCATTTACACAAGTCTTACTTTCAGTAATAGATTTTGTTGTCGGTTTCTATAAAGGTTTTACTGGTGAAGATGGCGAATTGTCAGAAAAGCTTTTAGCTGGACTTGAAGGAGGATTCTTAGGTGTTGTAAAAGGTATTACAGAAGGCTTTGATTTAATTTTCTTAGAGCTTCCAGCAATGTTAGCTGAAAAACTAGGAGCAGGTAAAGCAGCAGAATTCTTAAGAGGATTGAAGATAACAGATCTTGTAGATCCTATCTGGGCAGGTATCAAAGGGCTTGTAGTGTTTGTCGGTGATCAGTTCTTAAATATGAAGGATATAATCGTCGGTTCTTTTACAATACAGTTAACTAGAATAGTTAACGGCGTTAAAAAAGCTTTCACACAATTATCTACATTTATAAACAACTTAGGTGATGAATTATATCTTTTAATTGCAAAGAACTTTAGATTCAAACTCCCTGAAGTAAAAATACCAGAAACCTTTTTAACACCAGAGTTTACACTTATTCCTCCAATTAATGTTGGCATTGGTGATGCAAAATCAATTGCCGCAGCAGAAGAAAGAATAGACTCTAGAAGTACTAAAGCAGCAAATAAGATTACTCAATTAGATAATGAGGTTGCAGAATTAATGAAAGCTCAGCAAGCAAGACTCGCTGAGCTTCAAGAAAGTTTCCAAAACAATGTTATTAATTCAATTAACAATAGCACTAATACTACAAATAATACCAATGCTACTGTATTGAATAATAATTCTATGCCATCAACAGTAGATGGTGCTCAACCAATTTAAGCAGCATCGTCGTTGATTAGTTTTGAGAAGTATGACATTGTATCTTCATCATCGTCATTAGATGATAGCTCTTCGGCAGTTGATACTGGTTCAGCTTCTTTAAAAGAAGGCGCTGGAGTTTCTTCACCTAAACTAATTTCATCTTCAATCTTAGGTGCTCCACCCATTACACCACCGCCAAGAACTGACTGTAGTTTAGCTTGAAGTTCATCATATGATTTATATTGCTTAGGATCTGTAAACTCACGAAGATCGTGCATTGAGTTATAAATCGTTTCTAACTCATCATCGTCCTGGGATAAAGGAGAAGGAGAAGAGAATTCTGATTTGTCATAGTTACGATAACCTTCAACATCACGAATCTTCAACTTGAAGTTAGCACCTTCCCAAAAATCAAATGGATTAATTGGATCTTCATCAGCAAACTCTGGCTGCATTGCATCCATAAGTTTGTCAAAGATTTTCTTACCATATTGATATAGGAATACTTTACCTTCATTAGCAGGATTGCCTGGATCACTTACAACGTAAATATTAGATACATAATGTAGACGACGTTTCTGGTTACGTGCAGTTTGTTTATCTGACTCAATACCAGAGTTCCAAAGACGAGAGTTTAATTCGCCGACTGGGTCATTTTGGCCTATTGATGTAAGAGATTTTTCGATGTACCACTTACCTGTTGGGCCTTTAAAGCCATGATCCCAATAGCGATTCCAAGGTAAGTCTGAACCTTCCGAAGCTGGAAGGAAGCGAATAACAGCATAACCATTATTCTGTTTGTCAACCGTAGGTTTCCATAGGCGATCATCAGTGTATTTGTTACTCTGAGTTTGTGAGCCGGTTGCTTCTGCAGCAGCTACGAGTTGATCGATTTTACCACGGTTACGTTTTAAGTTTGCGAATGACATTTGTATATTCTCCGTATGTCTGAAATGTTACTGTATTATTATAAGTTATATGCACTGAAATGTACACTACTATTTATTCAAAATACAAAGTATTTTGACGAGGCAAGAAATTTAATCTCATAGCCTCTGCTTCAATCTTCTCCTTGATAACAGGAGAAATGAATTTCTTTACATCCTCTGGATCTATATTGGTTACGTTACATGCTTCAACTACAGCGTCGATGTAGCCAAGCTTTTTTTCTACTACTTGTTTTTCAACAATTTTACTGAACTTTGATTTATTCATAAATTCTGCTTCTATCATACTTCCTCTACTTCTGGATCTAAACCGGTGTATACATAACCTAAGTTTTCATAAAATACACCATATGAATATTTTTGTGTACCGTCTTTATGAAAAGCTGGTACAAGGCAACGATAACGAATTTTATGCTGTTGATATTCACCGTAAAACATATCAACGTATTCTCCAGTACTTAAATATTTCTGAAGATTATTAATGTAAGCTTGAATATGTGCAACTTTAGTTTCTGCATTTTTTTCTTTTAAACGCACAGATTTTTTGGCTGCAGCTAACAAATCTTTTTGAGTCTTAATCCACTCTTGTATTTTACGAAAGTAAAATGGATCATCCTCTGAACGATTTAAAGCATTAGGATGAATGTTCTTATATTGAGGTGGATTTTCACGCATACGTTTTTCCCGCGCTTTTGCTAGTCTTTCAGCAGCTGCTGCGCGTTGTTCTGGCGACATTGGTTTGCGTTTTTTACGAATAGCCATTGGCTTCCTCCTTCATCATATAATACCATTCTATCATAAATGTTAGAGAATGTAAACTATTTTTTAAATAATTTTTTAAAAAAAGATTTCTTATATGCTTTTAAGTATGGGGCGAACAATTCATAATTCTGTTTCATACTTAAACCTGGAATATAATACTTAACTCGAATACACCCTTCAACAGCATCAACTAAACTATCAGGAGGTGTAGCTTTTGTAAATTTTATTTTACTTCTACTTTTAGTTTTAAATTTGACATAGTATAGAGGATCTCCTCTTTTTACTTTAATTACATCGTCTGTTAAAACTTCAAAGGTAGCTTGAATTGGTCTGGTCCATTTAGAAGGACTAAATGTTCCAGGTATTATTTGTGTGTTTCTAACAAAATCAACATGGCCATGAAAAACACACGGCGTAATTTCTATATCAAAATCTGACTTAGACCAGAGTAGCATGCTTGCTACATCTAAAGACATTAAATTAGTATTAATACTTTCATCAAATCTTGGTGTTATAACTCGATCAAACCAGTCTTGATTATATTGAAAAGTTTTGATGCTTCTTTTTTCACCTTCACCTGTTACTTGAAAATTTATGTCTAAAGGAGATCTTACTATAAAAGTATCTTTACAGTAATCTCTAACACAAGGACACCGAACAAACTCTGTTTCATTTGTACGGTGTTTAACTACATCTTTAAATAATGGATCTGGTTCAAGGGAAATGATTTCACTTGCTTTCTCTATATGAGAAGCTGAACGTAAATCATTCCCTATATAAGGGTAATGATATATTTCTGTCATGTTATTCGTCTAAACGCAGTAGCTCTATCTCGCCGTTTTCATCTTTTTTCCAGCGTACTAAATTATTTTCTACTAGATACATTATTGTCTTTTCGATAATTAAGTCTTGACTATTCTGAGTGATAGACTTTCCTATCATAAATGCTGACGCTGCAGCAGATGCAAAGAGCAGCCAAAGAATTACTTGTGTTGAAACAATAATCATTCTAGTCCTCCTATATTAGACAATACTATTTATACTTTAGTGTAAACAATAGATGTAATACTATCAATGCGGAAGCTACGCCAATCTTTTTTCTCTAAATCCCAAACTGCAAGAACTTCTTCATTCGCACGTTTGTTTGAAATATATTCTTCTACATCAATTGTTTCTGGTAAATAATCTTTATGCAAAGTACAATACATTACACGATCAGTACCATCAGCTTTTACAAAAACAACTGTAGCTCTTGATTGCTTAAGCTTAGCAGCTATCTCATCTCTTGTTATGTTTATTGCCATTAGTTTCCTCCTTACGATTTTCAAAAACAGGTTTTATCATTTAATTCTTATAATCCATCTATGTTTTTCAAAATATACTCTAGTTTTTTTGTTTTATTCATTCCGTATAGATGCCAGAAACCCACATTATTATCATCTTGGGTCCATTCTCTATTTTCAATATCATCTAAGATATAATTATAGTAGAATGATAAAGCTTCTGGTTCTATATTATTCTCAGTAATCCAATCGCCAACAGTAAGCATGTTAGGATGCATTTGAATTGGTGTGTTATACAATAGGTAATCCGTCATTCTTTTTTTAAGATACTCTGCTAAACTTATTGCAGCTTCTTTTGTCATTATTTGGATGCCACCATAAACAGCTTTAAATGTTTTAGGATCTTTACCTCTTTTTATTAATTGTTCTTTATTCCAAAGCGCGCCAGCAAGATAGTTTGTTGGAATAAAAGGATGTGCATTTTCAGTTACGTAAAAATCCACATCAGGAAACACAAAATAATCAATGTCTTCATCTTTATGTTTGAGAGCTGAGATATATTGATGGTATAGATTTCCATGATGGTTTCCATACTTTTCATTGGCGTCAGCTATTAATTCTAATTGATCTCTATAAACAATGTGTTTATAATTATATTTTTCGCAATACTTAGAAAATGATGGGATAAGAAAATTGTCATAAAGATCTTTTAAATTATCATCTTTATGATATTGCCAAGATCCAGACTCAACAAACGATTGTATGACAATATATGTCGACATATTATCCTAAACCTAATTTTTCCATTTCATCAAGAGCGTCTTGTCGAATACCTCTATAAATTATTCCACGACGAGGTTCATCGACACTATTTGACATAATGCTATGCATACAATTACCATAAAAACAGGCAAAGCCTCCAACTTCGACAGAAGGTTGAATATAATTATCTTGAAAGAATTGAAAATTAACTGGCTTTGCTTCATTCCACTTTGCGGTATCCCAAATATATTTATGAGTTCCACGAACGTAAGCTGTCGCTCCGTTTTCTGGAGTAAAATCAATAAGAGGAATCATAAAAGTCAAGCTAAGAGGACCGGGGCTAAGGTACTTTGCCATTTGACAATCAAGTTTCTGTGGCCACAAGTAAGGTGCGTCTAAGTGTGGCTGAACTCCAAGCTCATGCTTATAGTTTGTCATGACATAACGATTTGTCATTTGCCAGCCCCAGTCTTCTCCATCAAATACTGTATCGCAAATGTTGGATAATACTGGAAGTATTTTTTCGTTAATGATTTGATTATCTTCAGGTGTTTGAGACCAATGATATAGCCAATCAACCTCAGTCAACAAATCATTTGTTTCGGCCAGTTTATGCACAGCAATATGATTGTGCCAACCTTTATTTCTAATATTACCAATTTTAGGTGTTAGTTGTTTTGCCATGTCATTCAATGAACGCATGTCATCCTTGTCAAACATATCTTTAAAGATAGTAAGACCATCTTTTTCTAATTCATTGAGAAATGCTTCCATTAGCTTCTCCTCATTTGTGCAGCATCTATTGCTGCTTGCTTGTTATCCTTACGAACGGGCATTAGGTTTGACTTATGTGTGGTAACAATACCGGCAATTTCGTCACCAGTATATTTGACCGTATCGCGCTTAGTACCATTACCACACACAACGTCCGAAGTAGGAGGAAGAATACGATCTGGTTTGTAGTTAGGCATCGGTGCACGATACTCAGACTTTTTACCAGTCACTCCCATCTTCTTCAAAAAAGCCTCATGATCAGCCTGTGCTTGCTTCCAACCTGGCTTCCGTTTCAACTTAGACTTACCGTGGACTTGTACACCACGAATCATATGCATACTCATAAGATAAACTCCATTATTAGACTTGCGATAAGAAGTAATACTCCTACGTATAAAATAGTTTTTAATAGTA